TGGCGGCGGCGGCGGTGGTGCTGAGTTAAATGGTGAAGCTGGAAATGGCGCTGGTGGTGCTGTTAGAATCATTTGGGGTGGAAATAGATCGTTTACATCTACTAACACAGCCGATGGCCAAGGAGATCCTATTACTAGTGGTTCAAGTGGAATCTTCAACTTGCAGGCTGTTCTTGCTGGAGTGCCTAAAGACTACGAAGCTAAATACGGAACAGCAAATTATACCATAACAACAATTCCATCTACAGGTGCTGGAGTATCCAACTCAAATGATGTTCTCATTGCAGTAGATGCGAACTTTGCGACGACAGACGACGGCGTTATTTTTGATCTTGGCGGCAACTCTGGCTCGGGTTTTTCTGCTGGTTTATTGAACGGCAATCTAAGAGTAAGGGCGTTCAACACTAGCGGCGACTCTGCTTGGAATACTGATGCTGGTGCTGCTGAAGTAGAAGTAGATATTACATCATATTGTGGTTCTGATGCTACATATTATTTTGTGGTAGACCAATCAGTCTATAATCTAAAAGTATTCGTACAACCCGGAGGTAAAGGTTCCAGTTCAGAAAAAGTATTTTTAGGATCAGACACAGCGGATGGGTCTGAAACAAGGGTGTATGGCAGTAATGATAAAGGTTATGGACAAGTAAATGGTACCATTGCTGATCTCACAGCACCATATGAGGTGACTTATAATGGATCAGGAATAACAGAAATTCGATACTGGGCAGAAGGCATCACCACAATAGACACATCTAATTTTTGAGGCTGAAGATGGGTAAAGGTAAAATCAAATGTATAAATACAAGTAAAATAGGATAAGAAAATGCCACAGTTGAATTTTCCAGCAAGCCCAAATCATTTACAAGAGTATACTTCTGGTACTCTTACTTTTGTATATGATTCTGATGCCGGAAAATGGAATAGAAGTATTCCTACATATTTCCTAAGAAGTGATGAAAATGATACCATGAATGGTAGTCTGACTATTGCTGGAGGTACGCCTTTAGTTTTCGAAGGTGCGACTGCTAACGACTTTGAGACATCATTTGTAATTACTGACCCAACACAAGACAATACAATTACTTTTCTGGATGCTACTGGTACAGTTGTTTTAGATACGTCAACACAGACGCTAACCAATAAAACTATAACTGCTCCCGCTATTTCTAACCCTGTTATTACCGGGGCTATTGACGAAGAGGTTTATGCCTGGGATTCCACGACCGGAACGGTTACTACTGAAATGGACCCTGCTAACGGCACTATCCAAACCGTAACTCTTACGGGGAACATTACTTCTCTCACAGATAACTTTGCTGAGGGAGAAGCAATTACTTTAATGGTTGATGATGGTACTGCCTCCACCATTACATGGCCGACTACAACTTGGGTCAATAATGGTGGGTCTGCTCCTACTCTAGCTGATAGTGCGCTTACAATAATTGCCTTCTGGAAAGTAAGCACGACGCTCTACGGTGCGCTGGTTGGGGATGGTTCTTAATGCTGTGGCATAAAGCAATAGGCGCGGGCGGCCCGGTCGGGCCGCTTGAGGTCGAGTACATCAACGGCGTTAGCAGAAGCACGTCCCTCACTTCAGGCAGCACTCAGAATTGGGGCAGCACGACGATAGGGACACGCGCCGGTCAGCCGAGGCGCAAAATCCTTCTCGGCCTATGTTTCAACTTTGACAACGCTAGCGGGAACAGTTGGGCTGATGTCGATTTAACCGTCACGCTTGGCGGAGAAACATTCGGGCCAGCAGACACGCCATTTTTGAACGCTGGAAGATCTTACCTTTACACAAGCACGGGCGGTGATAGGGAGGGGATTATATTTGCTGAGTTTGACGCAACTGGTTTTGCCAATAGCGAGGAGCTGTCAATAACGGCAGGCGCTCGAACTATCTATCATTGCCACATTTTCATTATTGAGACACTCAATGCTGATTGGTACAGCTCCGCGGAAGATTCGGATACTTCAACCTCCACCGACAAAGTCGGAACCACCAACACACTGAGCAATCTAGAGACGGATTTCATTGTCGCGTTGTTTTCCAATTTCCACGACAGCGCGTCATTCCCCTCACATTCAGGCACAACGCTTCAATCAAATGTCTCTATTGTAAATAATTCTCCGAGCAATTGGTTGCATTACGCGCTGGGATTTAACGCATCCCCGACCGCTAACCTAACGGTGTCACAGACTCCGTTCAGCGGCTCTAGGTCGGCTCAAATTGTTCTTGTTGGTCGGAGGTCATAAATATCAAACTAAGCATCGGAGCGACCCATGTATATTAAACTAAACAACGGGGTGCCTGAACAGTATTCCATTTGGCAACTGCGAAAGGATAACCCTAACGTCAGTTTCCCCAAAGACCCTCCTGTTGAACTTCTGGAGGGCTGGAACGTGTACCCTTACACTGTAGCTGACAAACCAACTTATAACCACGATACTCAATATATTCTTAATGATACTTGGAAGCAGATTAATGGCTCTTGGGTAAAAGATTGGACAATTTACAACCATGCCCCGGAGGAACTTTCTGAAGAAATTCGAGAACGTCGAAATGTATTGCTTCAAGAAAGCGATTGGGTGGTCACTAAGGCGGTAGAACAAAATGCTGTTGACGGTCTTGGAATTCAAGTTCCAATGGTTTGGGTAAACTATCGCCAAGCCCTTCGAGACTTGCCCGCTCAGAGTGATTTTCCCAATAACGTTATCTGGCCGCAAAAGCCCTAACCAATGCTTAGCTTTATTCTCTTCACTGTGAATCAGTTGAGTTAATTAATATATAAATACTACTAAAATATAGTAGTAGGACAGTATCATGGCAGTAAATTCACGGCAAGGTTTAATTGATTATGCCTTAAGAAAACTTGGTGATCCAGTAATTGAGATCAATGTTGATGATGACCAGGTTTCTGACCGTGTGGATGAAGCTCTTCAAAAATACAGAGAATTTCATTATGATGCAACTGGCCGAGTATTCTTTAAACATCAGATAACTCAGACTGATATTGATAATGGATATATTCCAATATCAAACGACATTATCTTTCTCTCAAAAATGTTTGCAGTAGGATCCTCATTTGCGGGGGGTCGTGATATGTTTAGTATTAAGTATCAATTAATGCTAAATGATATTGCATTCATGCATAGTTATGTTGGTGATCTTGCTTATTACGAACAATTACAGCAATACCTGACAACACTTGATATGGTATTGAATGGCTCGCCTCTCATTACATTTACACGTAGACAGAATCGTCTGTATATTCATGGAGATGATCTCGGTACAGATCTAAATGTTGATGATTATATTTTACTTGAAGGTTATCAGATCATTGATGAAACGACATACACATCGGTGTGGGATGATATGTGGCTCAAGAAATATACTACTGCTTTAATTAAAAGACAATGGGGATCAAATCTGATTAAGTTTGAAGGTATGCAATTACCCGGCGGTGTTACACTCAATGGTAGACAATTATATGAGGACGCAATACAAGAAATTGAAAGACTTGAAGAAGAGTTAAGATCCACATTTGAACTTCCAGTTGACTTCTTTGTAGGATAATCATGGCCACAAATTTATATTTTCAGCAAGACATTCGATCAGAAGCTCAACTATATGAGGATATTATTATTGAAAGTCTTCGTCTATACGGTCAGGATATTTACTATCTTCCAAGAGATATTATAAACGAAGATAAAATCTTTGGTGAAGATGTACCATCACGATTCAATAGCTCATATAAGATTGAAATGTATATTGAAAATATTGAAGGCTTTGATGGAGAAGGAGATCTCTTTACAAGGTTCGGTGTTGAGATTCGAGATGCAGCCACGTTCATTGTTTCAAAAAGAAGATGGAATAATATATTAAGAAGATATGATAATGAAATCACTGCAGTCAGACCAATTGAAGGTGATTTGCTTTATATTCCATTCTCTCGTAAACTCTTTCAGATTATGCACGTTGAACATGAGCAACCATTTTATCAATTACAAAATCTTCCAATTTATAAATTACGCTGTGAGCTCTTTGAATATAATGATGAGGACTTTGATACTGGTACTGAAGCCATTGATAATATAGAATCGAAATATGCCTACACTTATATGTTATCACTTGATTCTTCTGTTGGTGATTTTGTTATTGGTGAAAATGTAACACAGACTATTGCAGATGGTGTGATCATGACGGGTGAAGTTTCAAGTTGGAACGATTCATCTGAAAGACTTGGACTCATTCATATTGGTGCTGATGATGGTCTGTATCATAACTTTATTACAAATACAATTATTACTGGTAGTACATCATCATCAACTGGTATTGTGACACTTGTACAAGAAGAAGATCTAATCAAATCGGATATATCTGAGAAAGAAGATAACACTTATTATGATACCCTTGTTGACTTCCTAGACTTCAGCGAGAGCAATCCATTCGGAGATCCTAGCTAATGCTTAAATTTAAACAATATTTTAAAATAGAAGAAGGCGTAAATGATCCTTCAATCTTTAAAGCAGTATTTCTTGCTGGTGGTCCAGGTTCTGGTAAATCATTTATTGTTGGTAGAACTGCGTTAACAGCACTTGGTTTTAAGATTGTTAATTCAGATGCAGCATTTGAAACTGGTCTTAAGAATGCTGGCATGGAAATGTCACCAGAAAATATTTACTCACCAAAAGGTCAAGAGATTCGTCGTAGAGCAAAAGCCATTACAAAGTCCATGATGCAAAACTATATTAACGGTCGTTTAGGTCTTGTTGTTGATGGTACTGGTAAGGATTATGCCAAGATTGAAAAGCAGGCTAAAATGCTTCGTGAACTTGGTTATGAAGTAGCCATGATCTTTGTAAATACCGATCTTGATACTGCTCTAGAACGTAACCGTATGAGATCACGTACATTGCCCGAAGAACAAGTTGAAGCAATGTGGAAAGATGTACAGAAAAATCTAGGCAAGTTCCAAAACTTCTTTAGACAAAAAATGTTTATTGTTGACAATTCTACCGGTGCTAATTATGAAGGTGCTGTAATATCAACATATAAGAAAATTAGCACTTGGTCTAAAACGAAACCAGCTTCTCGATCCGCTAAAAAGTGGATGGATATGAATCGGTAACATACGTAAAAGTTGAGAGGATAGTAAAATTTTCGGCGGTCATTTTTATCACCAGAGAGTAAGAAAAGCAGTCGCAGCCTTCGGCTCACTGTTTAATCAATTGTATGTGCTCCGTAAGGATGCATCAGGAAACGTAATCAGTCAGGTTCGTGTTCCACTTTCTTATGCACCAAAAGATAAGTACCTTGAAAGAATTCGTACTCAAGGCGATCTTGAAAACGATCAAACAATTGCTCTCAAACTTCCACGGCTTTCATTTGAAATGACAAGTATTCAATATGATGGCACTCGGCAAGTAGCAAAAACAAATAAGTTTTCTCGTGTTGACACTAATACAAATAAAAAAGTATTTTATGCTGGTGTTCCATATAACATCTATTTTACTCTTTCAATCTATGCAAAAACTCAGGATGATGCTCTTCAGATTTATGAACAAATTATACCGTATTTTAATCCTCAGTATAGTTTGACAATGAAGCCTTTTACAGATTATCCGGACATTCAAGAAGATATCCCTTTAACTATACTTGCATCCACCTTCACAGATGACTTCGAGGGACCCGTGGAGTCAAGAAGAACAATCATTTATAGTTTGGACTTTGAAATGAAAGCGATGTTCTACGGGCCCATCGGTGACTCGAGCATCATCCGTGAAATTCAAACTAATTACTATATTTGGGACGGTGTTCAAAATATTGGCACTGATAGTGATGGTTTAACAACAACTATTACTATTACACCAGATCCATTGAATGTAAGTCCAGATTCAGATTATGGATTTACTACAACATGGACTGATTACATAGGATGAAACAATGCATGATTCTGATAAACAAGTAAATGATGATTTTGAATATTCTCGTAAAGTTTATCTCGATCTCATAGAAACAGGACAAGAAGCTCTTCAAAGAATGCTCGATGTTGCAGATGAGACTGCTCATCCAAGATCATATGAAGTCCTTGGTGGTTTAATTAAAAACATTAGTGACGTTAATGATCGACTCATGGCTGGTCATAAAAAGAAAAAAGAAATACTAAAAAAAGACGAAATGAAACAGCTTCCAAATACAACAAATAATTTGTTTGTGGGTTCAACCACTGATCTTCAAAGAATGCTACAAAATACACAAAGTGAAAGTGAGAATATAATTGACATTAGTACTTACAAGAAAGATGAATGACTCAACTTACTTAGGTAATGTTAACGTCAAGCGTGATGGAGTTATTCACAATTTTACTCAGGAAGAGATTCAAGAATACGTAAAGTGTTCTCGAGACCCCGCTTATTTTGCTAAGCGCTATTGTAAAATTATTTCTCTTGATAAGGGTCTTGTTAATTTTGAACTATATCCATATCAAGAAAAAATGTTCAAGCATTTTAATGAGCATCGATTTAATATTGTTCTTGCTTGTCGTCAGTCTGGTAAATCAATTAGTTCAGTTGCATATCTTCTTTGGTTTGCTGTCTTTCATTCAGAAAAAACAATTGCAGTTCTAGCAAATAAGGGCGCAACTGCTCGTGAAATGCTAGCACGAGTAACTCTTATGTTAGAACATTTACCATTCTTTATTCAACCAGGTTGTAAGACACTCAATAAAGGTTCAATTGAGTTTAGTAATAATTCACGAATTGTCGCAGCAGCAACTTCTGGATCGTCTATTCGTGGTATGTCTGTTAACTTACTCTATTTAGATGAGTTTGCGTTTGTTGAAAGAGCAACAGAGTTTTATACATCAACGTATCCTGTGATCTCATCTGGCAAAGATACCAAGGTTATTATTACATCCACAGCAAATGGCCTTGGTAATATCTATGAAAAGCTTTGGACTGGAGCGGTTCAAGGGACGAATCAGTTCAATCCATTTAGAGTTGATTGGTGGGATGTCCCTGGACGTGATAAAAAATGGAAAGAAGAAACAATTGCGAATACATCACAATTACAATTTGATCAAGAATTTGGTAATTGCCTAAAAAATAATTCAGAAATTACTATTTGTATAAATAACTCTATAGCGAAAATTACTATAGGTGATTTATATGAGTGTATTCAAAGAGGATCAACATGTGGTTTATCTATTGACGAGGAAATCAGACTCTCTGCAATACGTTGGTATAACGATAGAGAGACGTATGAAGCAGAGAATGGGTGATCATAAAAGATCTAAACGTTTTCGTGATGATGATTTTACTGTAGAAATATTAGAAAAAAATTCTGATAGAAAGTACATTAATGAACGTGAAGAATATTGGATTCAAAAACTAGATACATTTAAAAATGGTTTAAACGAATCTTGGTCCGGAAAAGGTTATGGTCATAACTCTCCCAATTTTACAACTGAAGGATATATTTACTCAGAAGAATCACGTAAAAAAATGAGCGAATCTGCTAAAAAAAGAGGTGGTGGTTCAGAACAAATGAGACAACTGGCTTTAAATCAATGGAAAGATCCAAAAATAAGACAACATCATTCAGAAATAAGAAAAGGTAAAAGATTACGTAAACCAAAAATTTCTGATGAGATAGTTAATGAAATTAGATTATTTTATGAATCAATAAAAGATCAGCTTGAAGAAGAATGCAAAATTATAAACAAAGAAAGACATGAAAAGAATCCAAGTTGGAGAAAAACAAATCCAGCACAATTATTCGGAAACAAATATTCAGAAAAATACTCTGCATCTAATACTTTATTGAGAGATATTGTCTTATGGAAAACAAGAACAAAAGTTCTGCCTTCAATATAGAAATTTTAACACCATCTGGTTTTCAACCATTTGATGGAGTAAAAAGATATTGGCATGACAAATATTTAAAGTTTGTTTTCGAAGACAATAGTATTGTAGAATGTGCATATGATCATAAATTTATTAAAGATCATAATGTAGTTTATGCAAGATTTTTAAATATTGGTGATAATATTGGAAAATGTATAAAAGAAATAATTCATGTTAATTCTGGAGATTATTTTTATGATCCAATAAACGTTGGTAATGGTAAAATATACAATCATAATAATGGTTTAATTTCACACAACACGTTTTTTGGCACAGGTGATACACTAATTAATGCTGAAACGCTCATGAAGTTAAAGGCTGTTGAACCAAAAGAAAGAAGGCCCGATGGTGTGCTCATATATGAACAACCCATTAAGGGACATGAGTATATTATGCTGGTTGATGTTGCGAAAGGAAGAGGACAGGATTATTCTACTTTTACTACCATCGATGTAACATGTAGACCCTTTAAACAGGTCGCAGTTTATCGAAACAATCTTATCTCTCCGATCCTCTTCCCTGATATTATTTATAAGTATGCGAATTCTTATTACCAAGCACTCGTAATAGTCGAATCAAATGACGCTGGACAGGTTGTCTGCAATGGTCTTTATCATGATCTTGAATATGAAAACATGTTTGTTGAAAGTGCAATTAAGGCAAACGCACTTGGCGTGACAATGACACGTAAAACAAAACGTATCGGTTGTTCAGGTTTTAAAGATTTAATTGAAACCGGAAAATTAGACATTGTTGATCGTGATACGATTATAGAAATTAGTACATTCGTAGCAAAAGGACAATCATACGAAGCAAGTGATGGGAATCATGATGATCTTGTTATGAATCTTGTCTTGTTCGGCCATTTTGTAACAACAAATCAGTTTATAGAACTCACTGATATTAATATTAAGCAAATGTTATTCGAGCAAAACATGAAAGAAATTGAAGCTGATATTTTGCCGTTTGGTTTTATTGATGATGGATCTGATTTTATTGAAGAAAAAGAAGCACAAGATCATATCTGGTCATTAGATGTTGATGATATGACGTATATTCCCTAAAATTACAAAGTTATAAATATTGATAAGTGAAATTCGTATTATGAGAAAAACTTATCATCTTACTCTTTAAGGAGACGTGTCATATGGCTAATTTAGGTCCTATTCCATCAAGATCTCCTGCGGTAAACTTTAGAGAAGTCGACCTGACTGGTGTTATACAACAAACACCGGCAGCTACTGGAGCTATCGTAGGGAATTTTACTTGGGGTCCTGTTGGCGTTCCAACCCTCGTTGATAACGAGGATGAACTTGTTCGCCAATTCGGAACTCCAACGACCTCCACTTCCATTGACTACCATAATGCAGCATATTTCTTAAGATATTCTACAGATTTGGCAGTTATTCGTGAAGTTGACGGAGATTCAGCAAGTGCTACAACAGCAAACAATGCTTTTGCTATTACTAGTCCTTCAACATCAGATCTTCTGATCAAAGATAAATTAAATTTCGACAATGTTGTCGATACACTTGATAATTTCTCGGGTGATTCGGCCAGTGATCCAGCTTTGGTTCGCGGTCATTCAATTATTGCACGTTATCCAGGCACACTGGGTAATAGCATTGAAGTTCAAATTTGTCCCGGCGATTCAGACGGAGATGCAGTCTTTAATGCTTGGGACTATAAGAGCTCATTTCCTTCTGCACCAGGTACATCGAGTTTTGCAAGCGCGCGTGATGGTTCTTTTGACGAACTTCATGTTGTTGTGATTGATAAGAATGGTGCGTTAACAGGTACAAAGGGTACCGTACTTGAAACTTTCCCATATGTTTCTGCTGCATCAAATGCAAGAACACTTGACGGGGATGCCAATTATGTGAAAACTGTTATCAACGAAAATTCAAACTACATTTACTGGGCTTCTGCTGGTTCTTCATTAGCATTTGATTCAGATGAATGGGGTCTTGCAACATATGTTGGAACAGACGCAGTTGTTGGAACAACTAAAAACTTTACATCTGGACTTTCAACTAAAACCTTTACACTTGCTTCTGGTGCAAATTCTGGAACGCTCGGCACGGCTGATTTTATCCGAGGCTTTGACGAAGTTGACGACCCAGAAAAAATTACAGTTGATCTGCTAATTGCACCGGGTATGTCATCTCAAAACGATCAGGTTACTGTAACTAATGATCTTGTCTCTGTTGCAAGAACAGACAGAAAAGATGCAGTCGCTGTTACTTCTACACATAGAAGTGGTATTGTTGGTGTTACGAATAATGCAACAATTACGAATAATATTGTTAATTGTGCTAATCTATTTACAAACTCATCGTATCTTGTTACAGTTGGTAACTATCTGAAAGTCTATGATAGATTCAATGATCAGTACATTACAATCCCGGCAGCTTCTTCTGTTGCTGGTATTATGGCTGCTACTGGAAGAGATCCTGGACCTTGGTATTCACCCGCGGGTTCAAGACGCGGGCAGATTCTAGGTATTAGTTCACTCGCTTATAACCCAAATAAATCGCAAAGAGATGATCTCTATGATGCTGATGTCAATCCAATCGTGAATCTTATACAGCAAGGTACACTTTTGTATGGCGACAAAACAATGTTGGGTAGACCGAGTGCATTTGATCGCATCAATGTTCGTAGATTGTTTAATACAATTGAACGTGATATTTCAAACTTTGCAAAAGATATTCTCTTCGAATTCAATGATGAGTTCACAAGGGCTCAATTCGTTGGTATTGTTGAACCATATCTGAGAGCTATCCAAGCTGCTAGAGGTATTACAGACTTCCGCGTTATCTGTGACGAAACAAACAATCCAGCTTCTGTTGTAGATGCTAATCAGTTTGTTGCGACTATGTTAATCAAGCCTGCTCGTTCAATCAACTTCATCACCCTTAATTTCGTCGCTGTTCGCACTGGTGCGAGCTTTGAAGAAATTAGCGGTGGCATTTAATATAGGAGATAACGAAAATGGTTTTAAACGTAGATCAGTTTAGAAGTCAACTTACGGGTGGCGGGGCAAGAGCTAACCTCTTTGAAGTTAAACTTCGGTCTCCAGATGGAATTGATTTGGATGTAGAAACAACTTCATTTCTTGTCAAAACAGCTGAAATTCCTGGTTCAACAATTACTCCTATTATCATCCCATTTCGTGGAAGACAAGTAAAAATTTCTGGTGACAGAACATTTGATCCTTGGACAGTAACTGTATTGAACGATTCAAAATTCAGAATTCGCAGATCCATGGAAGAATGGATGAATTATATGAATAATCATCAGGATAATGCTGGTAATTCAGATCCTATTTCTTACTCCGCTGACTTGGAAGTTAGACAGCTCAGAAGAGAAGGTGAAGGCACTGGCGCCGGGGGTGGTTCAGGAGGTACTGCTATAGATGAAAATGGCAAACCGCTTCTCTATAAATTTAGAGGTGCATGGCCTTCAGATCTAGGTCCAATTTCAGTATCATTCGATAATGAAAACCAGATTGAAGAGTATCAGATCACATTCCAGTACCAGTACTGGACTTCTGGCACAACTGACGGCGACACCGATTGACGTCAACCTCAAACACCACAAGAGTTAAAAACTCTTATAAATAAAGGTAAGGGCAGAAATGCCCTTACCAACTCCATAAGAATATCAAAGGAATTTTGAATGGCGGAACAGGTTTATCGTCTCTTAGGTTTTGAAATTAAAAGAGCGAAGAAAAAAGAAGAAGATAAGTCTCAGTCGATTGTTCCACCAACCGACGAGGATGGTGCAGGATATATAACCGCGACTGGTGCCGGACATTATGGTCAATATGTAGATATTGACGGTGACAAAGCAAAAGATAATCACCAGCTTATTATGAAATACCGTTCAGCTTCTATGAATCCAGAAGTTGATATGGCGATTGAAGAAATTACCAATGAGTCTATGTCTCTTGGTGAAAGAGAATCCATTGTTGATTTGATTACTGATAAGGTAGAAACATCAGACAAAATCAAGAAACTAATGAAAGAAGAATTCGATAATATCGTTTCATTATTGAACTTTAACGATAATGGCCCAGATATATTTAAAAGATGGTACATTGATGGTAGATTAGTACATCACATCATTGTTGATGAAAACAATCCAAAAGCAGGAATTCAAGAATTAAGATTTATGGATGCTGCTCTTGTTAGAAAAGTACGTGAAGTCAAATATAAAAAAGACCAAGCGACAGGTGTGAAACTTGTTGATAAAGTCAGTGAATATTTTATGTACCAAGAGAAACCGGGAATTCAACAATCAGCAGTTCGTCTGACACCTGATTCAGTTTCATACGTGACATCGGGTCTACTCGATGAATCACGTAAAAAGGTTGTATCATATCTTCATAAAGCATTAAAACCAATTAATCAATTACGTATGATGGAAGACTCGCTTGTCATTTATAGACTTGCTCGAGCACCAGAGCGCAGAATCTTTTATGTTGATATTGGTAACTTACCAAAAGGTAAAGCCGAAGAATACATGAAAAGTATTATGACTAAGTATCGTAACAAACTTGTTTATGATACGAATACAGGTGACATTAAAGACGACCGCAAGCATATGTCAATGCTTGAAGATTTTTGGTTACCACGAAAAGAAGGCGGTAGAGGTACAGAAATCACTACACTTCCTGGCGGTGAGAATCTTGGTCAAATTGATGATATTGTTTACTTCCAAAAAAGACTCTATCGTGCACTCAATGTGCCCGTAAATAGACTTGAACAGGAAGCTCAATTTTCGCTCGGTCGTTCAACAGAAATTAGCAGAGATGAAGTTAAATTCCAAAAGTTTATTGATAAGCTTCGTAAGAAATTTTCAAAACTATTCCTACAACTTTTGAAAAAGCAATTACTCTTAAAGGGTGTAATTACTGAGGAAGATTGGAACAATTGGAAAAATAATATCATCGTGGATTACATTACAGACAGTCATTTTTCCGAACTAAAAGAAAATGAAGTCATTCGTGAAAAAGTTCAGACGCTTGATATGGTATCACAATATGTTGGCGATTATTTTACAAAAGATTGGGTATATCGTAATATTCTTCAATATAATGATGATGATATTAAAGAACTTGAAAAAGCACAAGAAGAAAAAGCACCTGAACCACCTCAACAAGAGGAAGTTCAAGAGAAAGAGCCACAGGGACAAAGGCGATAAAGGTGACAAAGGAATACAAGGTACTACTGGTCCACAGGGCGAACAAGGAGC